AGGTGGGAGTGTGAAAGCGGAGTTCGGATTATACAATACTGCGGCGTACGTCGGAGTAATAGAACGTTCAATAATCTATTGCATATAAAGGTAACAAATAAAGCGTGTTATATGTTTGAATTAGAAGGTAAAAAAATAAAATAAAATAGGAGAAAAAATTATGCAGAAGATTATGTTTAATGACAGGTATGAACTGACGAACTTGGTGCTGTCTGGACAGAAGACGCAGACAAGAATTTTAGTTAAAGCCAAAGATGAATTTCTTGATGGTGAATTTAATTGGGATTCTGCGGGTACTATGATAACATTCTGTAGGAATGAAAAAGAATTCATCGACATAAAATCGCCGTATTTCTTTGGAGAAGAACTATCTGTTACAATACACAAAAATAATCATACGCCTAACGATATAGACAACATCATCACAATAACCGATATACGATTTGAAAAGTTACAGGATATAAGCGATGAGGATTGCTTGGCGGAAGGGATAGAAAAAATGATTGTTGGATGTGAGTATTATTGCTATTCTTTTCTTTCCCCCAATCCCAATAAAATATGGGAAGATTTCAAGTCGCCTCGCCAAGCTTTTGCCGCCCTAATCGACAAAATTAACGGCAAAGGCACTTGGGCGAGCAATCCATACGTGTGGGTGTATGATTTTGAATTGGTAAAATGATTAAGAAAAAAAATGATACAAGCAGATTCGAAAAACTTCCAATTGAGTAGACTAATGTCTGATGTTTATCACACATTATTCGCCCTTCAAGAAAAATACATAAGAATGATAAGTACCTATAAAATCGAAACTACAAATAGAGATTTATTTGGAATTAAGCTATATGCCGTTCATATAGATGATGATTTAGAGGTCAGGATGTCAGGAGGTTATATTTTTGTGTCTTTGTGGGGATTTAGTGGTTATTCGAAATTTCCACAGCATTTATTAGATGCCCCAGAAAGTGAATTAGACCTATATGTCGCAAACCTTTATAGAGTAGATTTACAGGTAAAAACGGGTGATATTTTTCAAAACATATTGAGACAAATGAATCCAGATAATAGTAATATTCAGGAATAGTATGGAGCAGTATTTTATAAGTAGCGTTTTGACATACAATACTTTTTTTAAGAGGTATAAAAAAATAGAGGGGTATCTGCATAGCTTGACACACAATGTTATTGTCGGCAAAATAGATGATTTTGCGGAGGTCTTGCAGATGATAATAGACGGAATGAGCAAGGAATGCCAAGTATCTGACGGCGATAAGATGGTGGTAAAAGTTGCACCGCAACTAAAACTGCTATGCGTTATGGTTCGAAATAACTATGGGAATAGTAAAGGGGGGAAAGACGTGGCGACAATAAGTTATTGTAAGATAACAGAGGTATTCAATGTAAAAGAGGAGGAGGCAAAAAAAAACAATGAGACAGATAAAGTTTAGAGGTTGGAATGAGAAGAATAAGAAGTGGCTGTATGGGGACTATGTAACAGGAGTGTATATTGACCCTGAATATAATAGTCCTTCTGTATCGCACTTTATAAGCGCAAAAGAAGGAGATGACCCCAAAAATCCTACAGCTCTTTTTCAGGGGGATTACAATGTAAGAGTATTAGAAGTTGAAGAAGACACAATTGGACAATTCACGGGGTTGAAGGATAAAAATGGTACAGAGATATACGAGGGCGACATAATAGGGTACGAAGAGCACGAGGGGTATTTGCTCGAAAGTTTCATCGCCGAAGTGGTGTTTGAGAATGGTACTTTCGGTTATCGTCGTAAGAATAGTATGCTCGACGATATCGGAGTGTTTGAGTCGTTCTGCGTGCACGATTGCCTACAAGAGGATTTTCTCGACTATGTAGAGGTGCTTGGCGATGCGTCGGTAGATAAAATTTATAAAACCTTTTTTAGATGTAAAAATGAATAAACAAGAAAATATAAAGAGAAAACTTTATAGGGAATTAAGGGATGTATTGTCGGCGTACATTCAGATGTTCGAAGAAAAGCACGAAGTAGAGATGCAATACTCCGTTGATGATGAATTAATTGGGGTACTTGATTTTGGCTACGTGTATTTTTTTAATACAGCCGATGTTGTATTTGATATAGACCACGACTTGCCGAAAGGGCTGATATTGCAGTGGGCAGAAGATAGCGTTGATGATAGCAAGAATCCTACACGTCAGACGATAAACCTACATTCCTACGCCAAAGGGCTGCGTTTTGAGGACTTGAAGAAAAACAAGCGTTTCGGCTCACGGATTAGAAGCAAAAAGCTTTGTGCCTCAAAAACGGCAAAATGTGAGACGCATAAAAAGGGGTAAAGAAAAATGAAGAAGTATGATGTAGTGATAGGCATAGACCCCGATGTAGACAGGTCGGGGATTGCCTATGTGGAAACAGAGAGTAGAATGTTGGAAGCGACGAGCCTGACGTTTGCCGAACTGCTCGACTATTTGCGAGAGGCAAGCGAGATACTTACTGAACGAGGAAAATCCTTCGTGGTAGTCGTTGAGGCTGGTTGGCTGAACAAGGCACATTGGCACGTGGGGAGAGGCGGCAGTGCGGCACGGTCGGCTGCAATCGGCAACCACACAGGGCGTAACCACGAGGTCGGACGTAAGATAGTAGAGATGTGCCGACATTATGGTATAGAGGTAGTAGAACAGCCGCCGCTGCGTAAGATGTGGAAAGGCAAGGACGGCAAGATAACACACGAGGAGCTGCAACACTTCACCGGTATAACGGGCAAGACTAATCAGGAGACAAGAGACGCTGCCCTGCTCGCTTGGGAGTATGCGGGGCTGCCGATACGAATAAAGAATTAGGAGTTATATAATATAGAAATGAAGAGAAATACCAAAGAGTTGATAAGATTAATAGACTCAATACCTGATAATAATGCGACCCCAGAAGATGTTAGGATTTTAAAATCGGGGTACAAAAATTTGATATATCTATTAGAAAGGTTATTTCCGTATGAAATTCACGATAAGGAGACAGGACGATAAACAAGCGGTGATGTCGTACCTTGAGAAGCTACCGACGGACAGACCGTACTTCGCCGAGATAAAGCAGATACGGCAACGTCGCACGATAGACCAGAACAGCCTCTATTGGTTGTGGTTAAAGTGCCTACAAGACGAGACAGGCGAAGATAAGGAGAGGCTGCACGAGTACTTTAAGGCGAGGTATTTAGGTATCAGCACAGTGGAGGTATTCGGGGTAGATGTGCAGATGTCGGCAAGTACGACGAAGCTCGACACGAAAGAGATGACGCACTACCTCGAACGCATACAGCAGTTTGCCCTTGCGGATTTGGGTATCGCTCTGCCGAACCCGTCGGATTTGTATTGGGAGCAGTTCTACGAGAAATACAAGAGGTGGATTTGAAAAGAAGCCAAATTCTTACGCAAAACGCCTAAAATGGTGTAGAAAACGCCTAAAATAACTGGAGGCACATAAAACGCCCAAGTATTCAGAATAATATGGATATTTTTGGGCGTTTACTTTTAAAAAAAATAGGAGATATAAGTATGCCAATACCAATAATATTAGGGGCTATTGCGGCAGCAGGAGCGATAACAAGTGCAGTACTAACTGCAAGAGCAAATAAAAAACACCGAGATGCTCTCGATAAGGAGGCTAACAGACAGAAACAGTTTTATGAAGGGCAACTGAACGAGAATCCTCTCGACCAATTTCACAATAGAGCATTGATAGGAGAAATGCGTCGTGCGGCAAATACTCGTATAGAGCAGGAGCGAGCCAGACGTAAGATAACGGGAGAACTGGATGCTACCAATATGATGAAAGACCAGAACGCACAAGCTATGCAGAATATGTATAGCCGTATAGCAACTAATGCCTCATTGCGTAGAGATGGTATATTGAACGCATACGAGAGAAGTAGGCAGGGAATATATGCTCAGCAGGCAGATTTGCAGCGAGCGGCGATGCAAAATTATGCCAATCTTGCGAGTAATATAGGTAATGCCGCCGCTACGGCTATGGGTGGATATTCGGGCAAAGGGATTGGTATCGGTGGAGGGAGCAAAGCACCCAAGATAAATATCGGTACACAAAATGTAGATACACCTGCATATAACAGCGGAGATATACAGGACATAAATAATCCAAACAAGAATACGTATATAGCCTAACATTACGACAATGATACTTGATATTGACAATAAGAAAAATGTTGTAGGGACGAAAGAATATCCTGACAACTATCACGACTATAAGGACGAGGAGAATTATAACGCCGATAAAGAGCCGTCGACACTGGAAGAGTGGGAAGCTATGCAAGGCGACGAGCAGCAGCCTATCGTCAATGTGTCGGATGTAGGCGATAATCAGCTGCAAAGTACAAGACAAGACAATACCTATAAACGTACAAATACACTGCCTCCAAGTACAGAGGCAGCAGATACGTATTGGCAGTGGGCAAAAGAAAGAGATAAGGAGATACGACGAAATACCCCCAGAGATTACAAGACAATAGCAGATTACTATTTGCGGAATAATCCTCAGCCTACTTTACCCGAAGAAGATATAAAAGCGGAGAGACGGCGAGCTAACTTTGCAATGCTTAGCGAGGCATTGCATTTATTGGTAGATATAGGTAGTGCAGTCGGTGGTGGTAATGTGTATAAAAGAGAGCCACACGCCCTACGGGCTGTATTGGATAGTAAAGGTAGGCGTGAGGCGTTGATGGATAGTTATCGGAGAAACCTATCGAGGTGGCAAGAAGCATACGCTAAAGTTGTAGGCGACGCAAGCCAAGAAGACAGAGACCGTACTATTGATATATTCAGGACTATATACCCTGCATATACAAGTCTGGATAAGGAGATGTTGCAGCAAGGCAATCGATTGGAGCTTGAGGCAGAAAAACAGAAAAACGCCTTAGAGAGACAAGAAAGAGCACAAAAGGCAAAAAAAGCTCTGGAAGACTATAGGAATAATCTAAGAAAAGACCTATACAAATACAAAGGAGAACAGTTGATAGGCGTTTGGTTTCCGGATGAAACTAAACCAGTCCTAATCCCTAGGCGAGATAAACCTTTCTATGATACTATAATGGAGGTATATATTGCTGAGATGGGTCTACCACACCCTATTTATGATAAGCGTAACGGTAAATGGGTAAGTCCAACGAAAACCGAAACCGATACAAAAAAGTCGGAAAACAAGGCTAATATGAACAGCGGACAGATGGGTGCAACGAAAGAACACTATGGAGGTACGGTAAACCTCAATAATCCGAAAGCGAGTACAAAAGGGGGCAACAATCAGGGAAATAAACCTAAGAGGCCATTTTAATTAACAAGATTAACAAGGACGATAGTAAATAAAAGATATGGGCGACATAAAGAAATTATACAACTACCTTCAATCGAAGAAGGTACAGGGACTTGGCAGTGAAGATGAGTTTAAGGATGGTTTTCTGAATGATAGTGCTTTTTCACAGAGGGTTTACGATTATGTGAAGCCTCTGTTCTCTGATATAGAGGAGACGCGCAAGGCGTTTGTTGATGGTTTTAGAGGGCCAAAGAATAACACTGCCTATGCTACCCCTGTACCTTACGAGAAGAAAAAGTATTATGATCCGAGAGAGGATTATTCCGATTGGGTTGATAAGCAAAAGCAGTCTTTCGGCAACCCACCTAAAGATATAGATGAGGCTGCCGTAGGGATAAAGAAAGCGAACAATATGGAACTAACGCCTCAGGAGAAGAGTCGTGAGCGTCGGGCTAAGGTGACAGAGCACGTAAACGCCAATATAGGCGTTGAACGGTATAATGCGTATAAAGAGGCAGAGGCACAATATCGGGCTGCGATAACTTCACGTTTGGACGCAGATATAGAGAGGGCAAAAGAGGCTAAGAGAGCAAAAGAAGAAGAGATAAAAAAAAACATACCGCAAGGCTCTCGTGCTTTGGCGTTGTTTCCACAGGCAAAGATGGCTGTGCAGTGGACAGTACCCGCCTATACATTGGATATATTGGAAGATACTAAAGAGTTGCTCGAAGCTCCAACAAAAGGTAACAATTGGGCAGGCAGTATATGGGCAGGGTTTAGAGATAATGCCGATATGAAAAGTTTCTTGAGTCTCGGTATGAGTACTTTTGCCAAAACGGGTAAGGTATATGATATATGTAACCGATACACCAAAGGAGAGGCATTGACCGACGAGGAGACTAATCTATTGGAGGCTCTTGCTATGAATACTGCAGTAGCAGGCTTACGTGCAGGCGATGTTAGCGGTTGGTATCGGTCGGGAGAGATAACCGGTGATATGGTAGAAATAATGGGACAATTTTTACTTACGGGAGGTATTGGCACAGGTGCGTCGAAGGTAGTATCGAAAGCTATAGGGAAGACGATGCAGAAGATACTACCGAAATTGGTATCGAAGATGGGAGCAAAAGGTGCAGTGGGTACTGTACTTCGTGGAGCTAAGTTTGCAGGTAAAGGAGCGGTCGATGTAGTGGCAGGCGGAGCTGCTCAGTCGATATATATGCCGAGTACATATAGTGGATATTGGGAGAAAAAGTCGGGTACGGTAACACACGGAGATAAAGATGGTGAGTATAATATAGAGCCTTCGAAAATAAATGATTTGCAGGCGATGTTGAGCTCGATGGCTGAGACAGGAACAGAGCGTCTTGGAGGTGCGTTTGTGGGAGCGGGCAGTAAGATATTGAAGAATATTGTGCCGAAGAGTTGGGGAAAACTATCGACAAAAGGAGCGATAGGTGCATTAATAAAGGCAGGAGGTACTGCCAATAAATATATGGCGAAAGCAGGAGTAAACAGTACTATGGGCGAACTTAGCGAGGAGTTTGCAGGAGCTGCTTTCGATAAAGCTATCGGGGCAAGTAGCGACGAAGAGTGGAAAGCTTTTTGGAGTAAAGATAATATGCTGCAGATGATAGGCGGATTTGCTCCGATGAGTGTGTTTGGTCTTGGTATGAATGGGGCTACGATAGCGAATAAGAGACTATCGGCTCTGAGGTCTAAACGTAAGTTTGTAGTATTTACCAGAGAGGCGGGTAGCAAAGAAGGGGTGAAGATGGCAGAAGACATTCTCAATACTCCGATAGAGGACTTAGGCAATAAAATGCACAAATATACGCAAGAGATAGGCGGATATACGGATGGCGAACTTAATGATAAAGGAGTAGAGTTTAATTATTTTGCTGCCGAGATGTTAAGAAAAAGTACAGAGAGAGATATAGCTGACAAATGGGATAGGTATATACAAGAGCAAGAGGCAGAAGACAATGTGAATACAGTATCAAAAAGAACAATAGATGATACGGTAGATGATAGAGTAGATGATACGGAGCAAACGATACCACAAGTACAGCAAGGCGACGAAGTGGAATATGATAATGCACGATGGATAGTAGGCGATGTAGCCGAAGAAGATGGTGAATATACGTTTGGAGACGAAAGCATACCGCTGAAAAAGGGCAATGTCTTGATGTTTGAGGCAGACGGAAACGGAATACGAATACTTGAAAGCACTGCCGACTTATACGCTGAGGACAAAGACAATGGTATAGAGAGTAGAAGGCAGGAAATATATGAGAAGTATCGCCCTGTGATGAATGTAGACACGGGTAATATAATACAGCTGAGTAGCACCGCTGATAATGATAATATTGCGTACGTGGTAAAGGGAAGAGTAGTGTATGATGAAGAGGGCAATATAGACTACGACAAGAGCGATGACACAATATATTACAAGGTATATGATAAGGAGGGCAACGAAGTAGACGGAGGCACTCCGAGACCTCTACATTTGAAAACACATCGGACAGAGTTTGGCAAGGTGCTGAGCGATACACCTATCGAGGAATATGTAGACAACGAACTATATCCGCAAAAGCAGAACAACATACAACAATCAATAAATAACGGTCAAACAAATGTAGAACAGAGTACACCCGAAGAAAGTGTAAGCACAAGTGAACATCAGGGAGTTACATCTTCACAACACACTATCTTGAGTGATGAAGAGGCGGACCTGCTAATGTCGGCTATGGAGAAAAACGCAGAGGCTATGCCCGTCATCGAACTTACGCCTGATAATTGGGTGGCGGAGTTTGGACAAAACGGGACCGTCTCAACTCCGATAGGTGATGTAAAAATGGGCGACAACCAATTGGCAAAACTATTCTTAAAGAAAAGGACGAGAGAATTTGGAATGATAAAGCCCACATTGGTTAACCCCGATGTAATAATAGAGAAAACAGCAGTAGCCGACAATGCAGAAAGGAATACGAAGCTTTTGTTTGTAAAGACATTTAAAGACGAGAACGGACAAAAGCACGTACATTTCGAAAATGTAACGGTCCAGAAAGGAGGGCTTGAGGTATCAATCAGTAGCCATATTGTAGACAAGTCGGCAATAAGAAAAGAGTTAGCCAATGGTATTGTTATATACAACAAACCCGAACTAACTTCTATCGGTTCTGATGTGTACTTAACCGAAACCCACGAGGGGCAGTCGGACCTTGTTCCTACACAAAAAGCTAATTCGGATCTACAATACAAAGATACAACAAATAAACCGGATATACAAGAAGAATTTTATAATTCTTTGCCCAAAAACAAGAAGGGCGAGATAGACGAGAATCGTATGAGTGCGGAGCAGAAGATAAGGTACGCACAGATAGAGTTTGGAGAAGATTTGGACTTGGTGAAGGACTATATAACAGAGCAATCTAAGGCACTGAGTGAAAAGATAGCGAAGCTGACGAATAAGACGGGTAAGAGTGTGGCAGAATACAAAGAGCTTGCAGCCTTGAAAGCTGACAAAAATGTCTTTGTCGACTACTTACATTCCCTCAGAGATAGGCAAGAAGACTCTATGCCGAGACAGACTGTAGAGGAGGCAGCGGCTAAACGTGAAGAGTCTCGACGTGAAGAGCAGGCACAACGAGAACAAATGGTACGAGAGAAAGAGGAGCGAGAGGGAGTACCCGATTTCTTGCAAGATACGCCAGAAGATGCTCGTCTGAGAGGTTTCAGGTTGCGTACAGGTGAACGCATAGACAGGCAAGAGCCTATCGAGGTGAGCAAATATAATATGGCACGTCGTAAGTTTACCAACGATACGGGGGCGGTCGAAGAGGGACGACCGACGGTGAAGCGTACTATAATAGACAACGCACAAACGAGATTGCAGCCATCGCACAGAGGAGGACGGGCAAATATATATCACTTTATCACAGAAGCACAGCCAAAAGAACGCACTGACAAAGCGAGCAGAGTATCGGCAGCACAGATAGCGGCAAATATAAACCCCGAAGAAATAACGGGTGGCATAACTGCATATAACGGTAGCCCGATAGCCAATAACAGACTGGAGGTGATACAGGGTAATAACAGGGCAGAAGCATTACGCCTGATGTATGAGGAGTATCCTCAGTCGGCAGAGACGTACAAGCAATATCTGATAGACAATGCAGAGAATTATGGTATGTCGGCAGATGAGGTACGGTCGATGAAAGAGCCAATAGCAGTGGATATATACGAGGGTGCAGACGGCAACGCTATACTATTAGGTCAATATACACAACAAGATGTAGAGAGTGGCGGGGTGCATAGGATAAACCCAAGCGGAGTGGTAAAACACATAAAATCGCACAATATGCTTGATAGGTTTATAACAACACTACTAAATGGAGTCGATGAAGAAAACACCGTGTCGGACGTTATATCGTCTAACTTACGGGGAGTATTGCCTATATTAGACAAGACAGGAGCAATATCGATGACGCAACGCCAAGGCTTCTTTGATGAGAGAGGCGATGTAACGAGCGGAGCTATTGATGACTTCAAGGGTATACTAACAAGCCTTATAACAGAGGGAGGATATGCCAATATCAATAGCGACTTTTTGAATTTGCCTGATAGTGCGAAAACTGCTCTGTACCTACAAACATACAGAGCGGTACTTAATAAACAATACGGACCGACTATTTTGAATGATATACAAAACAGTATATTGCTATACACATTGGTATTTGGAAATAACAATAAAGGCAAGGTTGGAGTAGACGAATCACGTAGAGAAGTGATGAGTTGGCTGATGACAGCACAACCCGACTTCAATACGCTGAATGAAGACGGCACATACCCATTGGTAGATATGCGGAAGAAATTCAGTAATTTTGCTGCGGAACTTGCTATACTGTATAAGTCGACCAACTTACGTTCGTCGAAAGATAAAGGAAGAGGACTGTATAATATATGGGATGACTTTTATAATTTATTGGAAGGTAAGGGGGACTTGTTTACAACAGGAGAGAAAAAGAGTTTACAAGAAAGTATTAACGAAAATTTCAATATAGATTATGTACCCATTAGACAGAATGAGCGCAATACTTTGGGCAGCAGAGGTGAAGCGAGCCGAGCAGGGCGACGAGGCAGCGAAAGCGAACTTGGCGTCGGAGAACAATCTGAGGCAGGAACAGCAGCAGCCGACGATAGAGGAAGAACTGAGGCAGATATTGCAGAAGCGGTAAAAGATATAGATGTTGAGCCGACCGAAGCACAGAAGAAAGCCGGTAACTACAAAAAAGGACACGTAAAAATACAGGGGTTTGATATAACAATAGAAAACCCTAAGGGTGCTATACGCAAAGGAGTAGACGATAATGGCAAGGCGTGGAGCACCGAAATGAAAAACCACTATGGATATTTCAAAAATACAGAGGGCAAAGATGGCGACCATATAGATGTATTTATTGGGGATAATCCTAATAGCAAAAGAATATTTGTAGTAGACCAAGTAAACCCGAAGACAAAAGAGTTTGACGAAAGTAAAGTTATGCTTGGTTTCGATACGGAAGACGAAGCCAAAAAAGCGTATCTTTCGAACTACTCAAAAGACTGGAAAGGTTTTAAGGATATTACGTATGTAGATATAGACACATTCAGAGATTGGCTATATGACGGAGCAAAACAACGTAAACCGTTCGGAGAGTATAGTAATATCCGTTTCCGTTCTATAAAGGATATAAACGACCGCTTTAACGAGGAGCTGCAACAGCAGATAGACGGTACACTACCGAAGGGGCACGTGTATAGTTTGGGTATGCCTAACGATATACTGAGAAGTGCAGGTTTGCCTAATCTACCTATTGAGATGAGTGCCGAGAGATTGGCAGGCAAGAGCCAACAGGCAAATCACCCATTCGAGCTGAGTGAAACAGAGGGTTTGCCCGCTGCAATCCAACACCCCATAGCTATCTTTGACAGCACGAAAAATGACGGTAGCAGCGTGATATTGACAGAACTCAAACACGGCGACAGCAACTTTGTTGCCGTACTTGGAGTTAGACAGAGCGACAAACAAAGAAAAATAGATGTCGAAGTAAACTCTATCAGAAGTCTGTACCCGAAAACTCACATACGGGGTATAATCGATTGGTTTAACAGCAAGGATAATCTATTGAGATGGGTGGATAAAGAAAAAGCTCTGAACTTTATCTCAACCCAAGAGCCCAATTATCTTGCAGGCGGAGATAATGCCCAAAGCACTTCGTCTGAAAAGCGGTTATCCGATAACGAGACCATTACTCGTTCAAAGGGATACAACACAAAGGACATTGCAAAGATAATAAAAGATTTCGACAATCCGACACTTTCGGGAGAAAAAAATGAAAGAGCACGTTTGAAATCCTCGAAGCGTAAGGCACGAGGAGCAACTACCGAGAAGCTCGAAGAGCTTGTAACGTTGCTAAAAAAGACGGGCTTTGCCGATGTAAAGACAGGCGAGGACTTTTATAATGCTTTGGCAGAGATAGAAGATAAAGAAGGTAGTCGCTTTATGATAGGCAAGCAAGTCGATGATATATCTATTGTCGACGGGGAAGACGAAGATACAAGGTATAGGCGTCCTAACGGCACGGTACTTGGTTTTGTAAAGGGCAACACCATATACCTCAATCCTGATGAAGTAAGTCTGAATACTCCTATACACGAGTTCGGGCACTTGTGGGTAAGTCAGGTGAAGGGGCATTTTCCTGAATTGTGGGCGAAAGGTAAAGAGTTGTTCCTCGAAAGCGACTATTTGAGAAAGGTACAAGCGGACCCGAACTATCAACACTTAGACCTTGACGGACAGATAGACGAGGCAATGGCGAGGGCTATTGGCGACAGAGGCGAGCAAGAACTCGACAAGACGTTACTCGAAAAGATTCTCGACTGGATAGCAGAGGTATGGGAGAAGATAGGTGGAGTGTTTGGGATAGAAAATCTTACGTCGGAGCAGATAAGTAACCTTACACTGCAAGACTTCACTGATATGGCTACAAGCGAGCTATTGAGCGGGCAGAACCTCACGGAGCGAGGAAGAGAAAAGCCTTATACTGTCCGAGACGTAGAAGGAGAACATCGGGTAATCAATCTTAACGGATATGAGCCATTAAAGAAGTGGCTGCGGAATACCAACATTACACAAAAAGATGTAGATGATTTTAATAGGTGGTTACAACAACATAAAAATGAATATGTGCGTTTATATCACGGTACAAGTGAGCGGAACAATATATCAGATGAAGGTATAAAAAAGACATCATCTAAAAATCGTAAGTCGTATCAGAGCCAGAGTGGTTATGTGTATCTGAGTCGTTATCCTAATATGGCACGCTCTTTTGGTGAAATCAATAATATGTCAGACACACAGGTATATGCTGTTGATATAAAAATAAAAGACTTGCTGCCTGACTTAGACCAAATAAATAATCAAAAAGCAATAGGCAAAGAAATTAACAATACTCTGGCAGAAAGTCTGATATATGGGGGTGGTGCACGTGTCAAAAGACATATAATGCCTTATGAGGTTTCGTCTACCCGCTACAACACTGCCGACGAGACCGCCGACATAAAGGCTAAGGCTATATCGGACGGTACATTTATGAAAGCCCCTAACGGCAAAGATACGAACCTTACGGAGCGGCAGTGGTTGCAAGTGCGGACGAAGGCGTTTAAAAAGTGGTTTGGAGACTGGGAGAAGACGGCACGTATAGAGAAGTTGAAGAAGACGAAGCCGATAGAGATAACAGGCGAGGAGTACAAAGGTAAGTACGAGCTGAATGTAAAATCGGGGCACAAGTGGATATTGGACAACTTGCGAGGTACATATACGATAAAAGACACGGGCGAGAAAGTGAATTTATCACGAGTGTCGGCTAATGAAATTACCTCACACGGAGAGCGTGAGGACATTCATTTAAAATCATTTGCGGTTATTCCTCAGATGATAGAGAATGCTATATTTATAGAGGAAACAGACAATTATAAAGGCAATAACAAATATGACAAGTACAAGTATTATGTGGTCGGATTGAGTGTAGACGGTGTGCCTTACACTGCACGTATAGTTGTTGGAGAGAAGAATGGTAAAACATATTACGACCACGAATTAACCCAAATAGAGAAAGGCACTATCATAGATAGCCTTAACGGAACAACAACCTCCGTAGCTAAAAATGCTAATGCCTTTTCGGAGTACAAAGATAATAGATTATTTTCACTCCTGCAAACAAATTCTTCAAAAGTGGTAGATGAAAACGGTGAGCCGATGGTGGTGTATCACGGGACTAATAAATTCGGTTTCACTGTGTTTGATAAGGAGTTTTCGGACGATAAAACGAGTATCTTTTTCACTGACAGAGTAGATATAGCCAAAGGATATGCAGGAGTCAATGCCGACGTACGAAGTTTGTACGATGATGATACTGCCGGTGGTTATTCGAAAGATGAAATGCTATCGATGTTGTTTGCTGATGTAGATATATCTTCACATACGAACGGCTGGGATGTTGCCAACGATATATTGCCTTATATAACAGAGGATATAGGTATTACTGCCGAGTATGACGACGAAGATAGAGTGCTTACACTCAGCTCTGATTACACAGGAGATACATATAGGCTTACCGATGAGGAGTTTTCTTGGGAAAAGGTGGAAAACTGGCTCAGGGACAACGCCGATTTAGAAAATGTCATTGATAAAAACGCAGGAATATATGGTGTATTTGTCAATGCTCGTAACGTATTGGACATAGACGCAGGCGGTAGTATGTGGTCTTATATTCCTAAGAAAAAGGTAAAGAGCGCAGAGGGCGTAGGCAATATGAATACCCGCGATATTGTAGAGCACGCAAAAAAACTGAATTATGACGGGGTATATATAAAAGATTTGCTCGACACAGGTGGTAGAGGTTACGGTTTAGTGGGTGATATTGAAGGAGATATTTTTATATCACTTGTGGATAAGAATCAAATCAAGAGTGCGACGGACAACATCGGTACTTTCAATGAGGAAGATGAGGATATAAGGTACTCGGTGGAGGGTGCAGATTACTTTGTTAACGAGCGGTTTAACGAGCAGTTGGAGCATTTGACGGAGTCGAACGCCGACAGTACTATATTTTATTTAGGAGAACCGTCGGCAGAAATGCTTGCAGTTGGGATAAAGGACAGTCCTTTGAAGCTTTATGGCAATAAACTACAATCTAAGGCGAAGAAGCACGGTTTTGACGTTAAAGATGTAAAGGATTTGCCTGAGGCTATACACGACCCGATAGCGATATTCGAGGGAGCAGAAGACGGCAGTTTTGCCATACTTACAGAGTTGTCTGTCGGAGATAATAATGTATTGGCTACCCTATCGGTAGGCAAAGGTAACGATGTAGATTTCAATATAGTAAGTTCTGTTTACGGCAAATACAACAAGAATGTTGTGGGCTGGATAAATAAGGGTAAAACGCTCTATGTGAACAAAGAAAAAGCTCTCGATTATCTACGCATTTCCGCTCCAATTGCGGAGGCACAAGATAAAGGAGAACTTAATCCGTCTGTAAGTACAGAAAAAGCTCTTGCTTGGCAAGCTGCTCTCGCTCCCATTGCGAGTGCCACACTCAAACAAGAACTTATTACGGCTACAAAGATAATAGAAAATTTCGAGAACCCGCCAATAAATGAGAAAAAAGTTATCGACGGGACCACAAATGATATGGTGCGGTACTCTATACAGGCGAATGACCAACTCGACAGAGAAGACGAGATAATGGGTAAAAAGGCGGCAGAGATATACGAGGCGAGGGTGAAGATGGGAAAACAGATGAACCAGAGCGACCCGAAGAAAATGCCGAACAAAAAGATATTCGATGAGATAAACAGAAAAACAGAGAATATACGGGCTAAGACAGCTGAGCACGCTGCCGATTGTTATTTGCCAATGAAGCACTTTATTGAAACACTTAACAAGCACGGCTACAATATAGCGGACTACAACAATTGGTATATGAATGTGTTCGCTCTTGCGGGTAAGAATGAGGCAGAATTTGAGAAGTACCAAGCCGAGAGAAGCAAGCCGCTACAACGGGCGGCAAAGGCTGCTATGGACAGCGGACAAATATCGTATAGAGAGCTGGAAAACTACCTGATATTGAAGCACGGGCAAGAGCGTAACAAATATTACAAGGAGAGAGACGAGAAGCTCGGTGTAAAACCGATGAAGGACTATTCGGGAACTGAGGCGGTGATGTTTGAGGAGTTTTGCAAACGCACGGGTATAAAGGTTAAGACCATAGAAGAGGATATACCTACCCTTGTAGATGGAGACCCCAATACGATAAGATATGACAATGGCAAGAGTGAATTTAGCAAGGACGGTAAAAAGATACCCGATTTCGAGGTAAACAAGAGGTTTGAGTTGTGGAGAAAGCAACATACGCCCGAAGAAATAATCAAAGACTACGAGGAGAAGATAGGCAAAGAAAAGGTAGAAGACCTATGGGGTAAGATACGAAAAGCTACACAGTTTACGCTCGACAGCCAGAAAGAGGGTGGACTTACGAGTGAAGAGATGTATAAAAAAGCAAGTGGAATGTGGGAGTACTTTGTGCCTTTGCGTGGTTTCGATATGGGAACAGCACAGGACGAGTACGACTACGACCTTAACGGTATCACACTATTTACCGATTTCAGAGTAGAGCAGACACTTGGACGTGCTCGAAGGAGTGTGTCGCCGTTGGCGTGGACGGAGCAGATGGCACATATAACGATACAGCAGAAAAACAAGAACTTGCTAAACCAAAGCTTGAGACGACTTGCGTCTGTAAGTACGGCGAGAAAGGACAATATAATGTTTCTGAGCAAACAATATAAAGCCCCCGACGTAATAGAGAACGGCAAGGTAGTGAGAGAAGGGTCGTTGATAAATCCACCTGCACATACGGGCAATCCGACAGAAGACAGAGCTGCATTTGAGCGATGGGAAGCTTCGATGAAAGAAGGAGTAAAGAATGGCACAGTAGAGGTGGTAGAGCACAGCAATGTAAACTTCGGAATGATAGTGTCTGCCGACAAGGTGAAGCAACACGTGGTGAGAGTATATGAAGGAGGACGACCGGTAGATATAATATTTAATACTTCACCGTCTGTGCCGAGAGCTATAAACGGACTGAACAACAAGACGGTCGTACTCAATGATTGGTTTTCCAGACAAGTAAAAGCAGGTACTCGTCTGATAGCTCAGACAATGACGACGTATAATCCTGCATTTGTGGGTAAGAACTTTATGAGAGACTATCTGTTTGCCAACACAATGCTGATGGGCAAAGAAGATAGGACTTATAGAGCCAACTTCAATAAGAATATAGTAAAAGCACACTCTGTAATGTTCGATTACGTAAAAGGTAAGAGTTTGCTTGGCTGGGCAGCCAGTGATAAAGGAAGCGTAAGGGATAACGAATATGGCAGGTTGCTGACAGAGTTTGTGATGAATGGCGGCAAGACAGGCTTTTCGCAGATGTTGAAATTCGAGAAAATGAGTAGTGACTTCAAAAAACAGACCGAGAAGGGAGATAAAAAAGTACACTATGTAGTAAATGACTATATTCATTTTATCGAGGCTATGAACGACTATGCGGAGAATATAACGAGATTCGCGGCGTATTGTGCAAGCAGACAGGCGGGCAGGTCGATAGAGAGAAGCATTAGCGACGCAAAGGAACTGACAATAAACTTCAACCGCAAAGGTATAGACGGCGGAGTGTGGGGAGAGATAAGGAGCTTATGTGCTTTTAGCAATGCGAGCATACAGGCATTGGTGGTGTTTAGCAGAGGAGTAAGAGCAAATCCCAAACGTCTGAGTGCGCTTATAAGTGGTTATAGTGCAATGGCAATCACGATGGCGGTGATAGCGAGATTGATAGGCGGAGATGATGACGACTACTTTAAGCTATCGAAGTATGATAGACAGAATAATCTATGTCTACCTATGTTTGGTGGAGGTTTTATAAAAATCCCACTGCCTCAGGAGCTAAGGGTATTTTGGAAACTTGGCGACGAGATAGCATTATGTATTTACAGGAATGAGCCGCCAGAGGTAGCAGCTCAGGAGGTATTTATGGGGGCACTCGACTTACTGCCGAGTTTTGCGGCAGGGGCAACATCGATAAGCGATGTGTTGGACGAAAAGATAGGGGCAGGTGATTTGCTTTTGGCACATCAACCGATAACAATAATACAGCCAGCTACTCAATTAATGACAAACAGGAACTTCCTTAACTATCGTATATACGATGATAATAAATGGGGCGGAAGACGTAAAGAGTTGCCCGAATATCGTAAGGCACTGCGTAACAAAGGAGGAGAGACTTATTCGCCTAACTTCGTAGTGAAGCTGAGTGAAGGTATTAGCAGATTGACCGGTGGCTCAGATTTGAAGCGAGGAGCAGTAGAGGTAAACCCCGACGTGATAAACCATTTGATGAGGGGATATTTCGGAGGATTATATAGTAGTGCGGTAGCAGCTATAAATATGGGCGACAAAGGAGCACAGTTGATAGCAGCAGGCGAGATGAAAATGAAAACGACAGACAGTCCGACGATGAAAGCTTTCTATGTATCGCCGAGTAACCTCAGATATACTGACGACATACTGAATGCTCGATATATGGACATACTGAAAGAGGCGAAGAAACACGCTAATGTATATGCAAACTACCTGAAAGAGGGTGAAGTCGACAGGTTCGAGAAAGAGACTAAGATGACCGAAGACGAGGCACTTGATTGGCGGTATTTGGTGAAAGGCATAGACAAAGAGGTACAGGAGCTGCGTAATGAGATAGCAACAGCGGAGACTACCAAAGAGCGAGACGAAGCTCTGAGGCAACTTGAAGCTTTACAGAGAGAGGCAATAGATATGGCGGAAAAGTTGAAAAAATAAATTAAGGACTGACTGTTCTGACAATTATATTCTGTATTAAAAATGTTAATTCCCACTCCTATGTCGATTTTTTGTATTACCTTAGCAAAGGGATAGGCACGTTGCTTTTTTAATTGTTTTTTTATTTATGCTAAAATAATCAATCAATTAGGAGAGATAGACGAAAAATATGACACAGTGTATAATCTGATAGGAATAACAAGAATATAAAAAGATGAAGATACCGCAATTTTTATATGTTCCGAGAGTAAACACGCTCGGACACGACAAAATTATAATTGAGACTCGCAATAATATTTATTGGCAGGTTTTTGATTTTTTCGATATTGCCGAGCGTACTCAATGGTTGGAAGAACACCAAGAAGAGATGAAAGACCGAAATTTAATTACAGCCAATATTCACAAAAAATATCCGGTATTACTGCTATGTTTTTTTTGTGGCACGGAGATGAAGGCGACGGAGCTGATAAAGATAGGTAACCGGGCGTGCGATTGGTACATTCAGTTTTATCTACGCAATAAGCAGCTCTCAAAGCCACAATTTAGAGAGAAAGAAAAAAGCGAAAAAGCAAAAGAATATTTTAAACACTGGGTTTGGGGAGATAATGTACTATCTAATCCTGATTTACTTTATCTTATCAACCTTGAATATGGAGTGATGGTAAAATTCAATCACTTTGATACGGTATGGAGTACCTTTGAGGAGTTCGAACAGGATATTGCCGACGTACAGTTCCTGAGTGGTCATCGTCCGGATTCAGAGATTGTGGAAAAACTTATCGTCGACGCTTGGAATTTCTTAGCTATCTGCGAACGTATCAATGAAGAAGAGAATTTTTCTGGGGAAGATATTTTCATTGATTAATTGGATAATATATTAGAAAAAAGTATTATCTTTGCGATAGTATTTCACAAAGTCAAAATTTTAATGTTTTGTTTAGTTGTGAATTGCTCAAAAGTTTGTTTTCCTACCTGTAACAAGGTAGGAATTTTTTTTGCAATAAAATTTTGTGGATTCAAAAAAAAGTATTACTTTTGCAATATAATTTCTACTATTGTAGATAGCCGTATCAGACGGTTGTACCCTTCCTGAAATATAGATATAGGAAGGGTATTTTTGTGAGAGAATGAATGAAAGAGCGAGACGCTAAAGTGTAGATAATATATATTGCCACTTTTCTGGCGAGAAGATATTCGGGCTCATATACAAATCCGTCGGCGAAAGATTGGTCTATTACGGCAGCCAGTTCAGGTCGTATCTTGCGTATCTTTTTGGGGGAGGTAAATAGGAGCATACGCCAGAAATCGATACCTTTGTGTCGGTATAACGAACAAATGTATGCGGATAAGACCAATCCTTGTGCAATATCAAGTCTACATCGAGATATGGGTTGCGACTTCGGTTTACACATCTTTTGGGCGGCGTATTGTTTAACGTTGAATATAAAAGCGGTATAGGCCGCTTTGTTGATGATATAAGATTTTAGTCTAAAAAAAAGTTGCTTCATTTCTATAATCCGTATTTTTGTTATTATTATTTGTATAATTGTCTATTAGTGTAACTGCGGGCATTTTATTATAGACTATATCCATACCGATACATCGAGTTATGACACGGTCGTCTCTATTGCCCTCGATAGCCTCATAAGTCCCCTTTACTGTATGTTCGTATGTCCCCATTTCGTTGACTGCTTCGAGACAAGGCTCGTAGTACATATCTTCACGCAGTACCTTTTGGAAAAAGGTGATAAAGGCGAGTTTTGAAGTGTGATTGGTGTGGTATCCATATTTAGGATGTATGCCTCGACGCACTTGGTCTATTGGAGTATGTGTATATATATTGCTATAAATAGGTACAATAGTTTCCAAAATAAACTGCGAGTAGTCGGTGGCACGAGGTACGATAGAGTTTTTCTCTACAACTAAAAGAGCATTGCGATAAAACTTGGCTATCTGTACCGCTTTCCATACAATAATATCTTTTGGCAAGTGTCCTGCCCACTCGGCTACAACTTCGGGTATGCCTCCCTCTAACATATAGTACCGGTCGATGACACAGATGATAGAATTGTCTGCCCCTTCGGAGAGACCTACGCCTATGTCTACAATAACCGCATATCTGTTAGATACGGGCTCTTTGGAAGGTAGTGTCCATACTTTGAGTTTTCCATCGACCGATGGGACGAAGTGCAGTCCGTCGAGTGCCTCACGTCCGTCGAGTGCGTTACCTACGACCTCTCCTATGGTAGCAGGCGGGCGACAGCCTTGACGAAGACGCTCTACATCTTTAATGTCGAAGACAAGACGACCCGACGACTGAAATGCCTCTACGTCGTCGGAAGGGAAATCGGATATAAACCGCCATTCGTCTTGTTGCTCTTTTGCCTTCTCTCTGTACCAAGCGATAGCCTCCAAAGTAGCCCCAAGAGAAAAGATGTATTTTTCTTTTTTGGAGAGAGAGGCAATGAACGTCTTGTAGTCAGGTATCTTAACAGAATAAATATCGATATCGAACCAAGCGATGAATATAGCTTTGAAGTTTGATTGTTGCTTTTTTGCTCGTATATACTCGCGATGGAAAAAGTTGCCCGTGCCGTTTGGAGTGCTTTCGTATACGATAAGAGTATTCGGCAACAGAGGTACGGAGTTTGATATTGAGTTGGTGAGAGCCTCAGGTGTACGCTGCGGAGTACTTTCGTAATAGGCTACTTCGGAGAAGTGAGCTATATTGATGTTTTCGGAGCGTATACCATCAGGCTTGACCGATGAGCCAATAGATATACGGTAATCACGTTCGTGCAAGTACCGTGTCTTTTGTGAGCCCTGATATGGAGTGAGCTCCAAAGGAGCGGTTGCCCCCATAAAGAGATATGGGTAACGAGCGACAGCATTGACAAACATACCACGTATAAGGCGAGCCGCATTTTCGACGTGAGCTACTACAACAGAATTGTACTTAACAAACAGGACATTCTGAAACCACCCACATATAGCGGAGTAGAAGGTAGAACATCCCCACTGCCGACACTTACAAACGATGTGTCGTATCGGTCTGTCGTTGTACATATCGTCGTATATTTCGGCAAGTACCTTACGTTGTCCTCGATTGAGAATAAGAGGTGCGAATGTGCCCGCCGTACCGTCTTGTAGAGACTTCTCGGAGAGCTTTATTTCTATGTTCCAACAGGTAGCACTCCAATACTCAAAGTCGTATTTGAATCTGATAGCGTTAAATATATATACGAGACGTGTAATGTCGTTTATATTTTGTGTTTCTATATTGTTGTTTAGAAAAGAAGTAAAAGCTCCCGCTTTTATGATAGCTTTTATTAATGGCTCTTCGAGCATAGTATCGGGCAAGTATATATCTTGTCCGTCGTAATAGTCTGCAATATTGACCTTAGAGCGTGGACAAGCGACGCACCCAAGACCTGTTATTTGGTCGTATGGAGCATTGATAGCTGCAAGGCGGCGTTTGTTTTCGGCAATGTACTGCTCGGCGGTCATATAGAAGATATGTTAGGCGATATACTTTTCGATATTTTCGACAGATGTATTGAGTGTATCGAGCTCAGCGAGGTATGCCTCTTTGAGTGAAGGCAAGAAACTAACACTTACTTGCGGATTGAGTATTGCCAGATTATGGAAAAGGTTCGCCAGATTCAATCTGAAGTCGTCTACTTTGGCGGCAGTTTCTGTAAGAGTATCGATAATCTTGAGAGAATCGATACAGAGTTGCTGTTTGTTTTTTTGCTCGGCGAGCATTGTTTTAAGTTCTTCGTTGTGTTTGGTTGCTTTATTCATACGAAAAAAAATTATTAATTGTTTATGATTGACTTAAATGTGCGAAGAGTTATAAAAAACTCAGGTGCGGGGTGCATAACTATTTTCGAGAACAATTCCGCTTTCGATATGGTAGGGAACTCCTTTATGAGTGTATCGTGTGTGGAAACGAGAGCTATCTGCAGCCGTTTCTTTTCTTGTAGTCGGGGATACACTCGACGGAAGTATGCGTAAATAAGTCGTTCTGCTTGTTTTTCGGAGATGTAAAATCTCGGAGCAGGTACTTGTCTGATAGAGTACCTACCGATACAGGAGGGTATTGTTTGCCGAATAGCGATGTTTCTTTCTTGTGTTAAAGTCATACACAAAGGGGTATTGGTTAATTACGACTATAACACAGGTATCGGCTGTGAATATGCAAAGGTAACAAAAAAAGATACGCAAAACGCCCAAACACGATACGGAAAACGCCCAAAATAACAAGCAGTACGGAAAACGCCCAAAGATACAGGCGGATGTTGTTATTTTCGCACAACATACTTAACAATAAATAGATATGAAAGTAGATGACAAAGATGGTATGGTAGTGGAGCAGCAGACTACTACTGTGGCAACACCCAATAGGGATAAGTTGTTGAAAGGTCTGCAGAAGCGAGGCAGTAAGCTTGCCGACGATGCCGACTATGAGGCAATCATCGGGGAGGCAATGCCGAGATACAAGGAGCTGGAGAATGGTCATAGAGCGATGTCGGAAGACAACGCTATGATACTCGACGCTATAGCAAGTAATCCAGAAGCGGGTAAACTGCTTGACGAGTTGCTTGGAGTAGACAAGGATGGCAACTCAAAATTTGTAGACGAGGTAAAAAAGAGAGCCGAGCGTATTGCAGGCGACAAGAAGGCGGCAGACGATATGGTAGCCAACCTTAATAAGTCGTTCGATAATATGGAAGAGGCACTGACGGAACTCGAAGCTACGGAAGAAGAGAAGGCTGCCGTAATAGACCTTATCAATAATCTGATATCGGGAAATATCTCGAAACAGATGATAAGAGACTATGTGCAAGGTTTACGCCACGATGACGATGTCGACGACGCTAAGGTAGCGGGCTTGGTAGAAGGAAAAAATTCGGTGATAGACAAGAGTAAACTCGAACTACGAGAAGGCGATGATTTGCCGACGCCGAAGAACAGCGGCACACCGAAGAGAGAGCCAAAGCCAGATGGCGACGGTCTGCCTCTCGGAGTAAGAATAAACCCCGCTAACTATATGCGGAAGGTAGATTATTAAAGATAAAAACAATTAATCATAATTATAACGATGGACAAGAGAATTAGATGGATTTTTGGATTACTGTTTGTAGCAGTAGCAGTGTTGGGAGCGTTTGGAGTGATAGACTTCGGTACGCTTTTCGGAGCGTCGACAGGTGTGGGTATGGCTTTTGCCGCAGTAGCAACACCCGGTATCGACGGAGCAGGTAAGCATTTGAGCGGAGAGGGAAATGGTCTGAGTTTGGAGAATGCGAATGCGTTTTCGCCTGAGATGATTTCTCACGAGTACGACCGACAGGTAGTAATGATGGGGTTGGGAGGCGTGCCCGTAAATACGTTTATGCGACATTTGCCTCATAAGGAAGTGAGCAGTATGGATTTTGGTTATTTCTCTGTCGACTTGCGACAGGTGAAAGCCGTAACGACAGGTACGGCAGTAGCGGCAGGGGGTGAACAACAACAGGTAGAGGTAGGAGCGTTGCATTCTATCTTCGATATCAACGACCAAATCTATATCGAGGGTATAGACGGACATAAGAAAGGTGAGGCAACGCCTACTGTGGGACTGCCGTATAACGCAATCGTCATCGGTAAGACAACAACTCCGACTCCGAAGCTGATAATACAGCCTATTAACGGTACACCTATCACAGGCAAAGAACATAATACCGAAGGTCTTGCCATACCTACGGGCACGAACATTTATAGGATAACCAATCTTATAGATGAGGCACAGAACTACAACACTGACACATCTGCATATCCGCAAGAGACGAGACAATTTATGCAGATATTTATGGCGACTATCTCGGAAACCGAACTATCGCAGAGTGAGAAAAAAGAGATTGACTGGGGCAAGGTGCAGATGAACCAACTGGCGATGCACGAGATGATGAGAGATGAGGAGGCTGCTACATTCTTCGGAGTAAAGAGCTACACAAAACAGCTACTTCCGAAGACAAGAATGGTATATACTTTCGACGGATTCGAAGCTCAGGCACTTAAAGGCGGTTCGCCTGTGATAACGAAATCGAAATCTGCATTGCTTGCCAATAACGGAGAGGCTGAGTTGGTAGACTTGCTTGAGAAAGTTTTTGTTGGCAACAGCGGTAACAATGCAAGGTATATGTTTGCGGGCTCGGGTGTTATCTCGACATTGTCGAAGATAAAACTCAGCGATAAGAGACCTGTGCTGAGAAACGAGGGCAATTACGCTCAGTTTGGTGTAACCTTCACGAAAATGTCGAGCAACTTTGGTACTTTGTATATCTATCTCCATCCTACGATGGATGTTTACGGACGTAAAGACACTGCCTTTATCGTAGACTTGTCGTATGCTGACAAGATGATACGTGAGCCATTACGTGCAGACAACATTGACGTGTCTGAATATAGGGGGGACAAGAAGCGAGTAATCGAGACATTTGCTCCGGTATTCAAGTATCCGAAGTCGCACGCAATCTTCAAATTGACTGCATAAGTATTTTGTATTTTAATCGAGAGAGGGCTATGCTCTATGGTGTAGCCCTTTTTAAAAAAGGAGAAAAATAGGTATGGTAAGAAAATATTATAGCGGCTATTTGAACTATTGTTTCACGACTTTCTACAAAGACAAGAAATTTGTTTTTGACTTTGTTCCGTTGGAAGGATATACTCGTGGAATACTCTACCTTAATAGAGAGGAAGATATGGAAGCACTCGAGGCGAGCGAAGAATTCAAAACGGGAGTTGTCACTTTGGCGGAGGTCTTAGGAGAGAGCGAAACCGAGCAAGATGTAGATAATCCTCAATCGGAACAAGGCGAAACCGAGCAGAATGTAGAGGGTAAAGGTGAAGGAGAATCGGAGAAGCAAGATGGAGAAGTAGTGGTTTTCGATAAAGTAACCAAGCTACAAGAGGCGAAGCGTATACTGTCGGGAGAACCGTATAACGTATCGGTTTCGAACTTTATGAACAAGGAGACAATCCTGCAAAAAGCACAAGAGGTGGGCGTATCGTTCCCGAACCTTCAATAAGAGAGCAATATGACGAGGTCGGACATCATAAAGAAGGTGAAGGTAAAGCTTGAAGAGTTCTCGAATTTCGAGAACCAATCTTATGTATTGCCTGCCAACGATATGATGAAGCCTATCGATAGTTATATTGAAGAGACTATGGACGAAGCAACCAGAGAGGTATTGCATATATTGCCTCTTTGGTTTGTTTCATCTATGGGAAGAGATGGAGCTGCCCCCGTAACAATAGTGGCAGACGGGTACGGCACGCACGCCGAGATGAATTTGCCACAAGACTTTTTGCGACTTGTGGCGGTAAAGCTCAAATCGTGGAGACGAGAGGTGAACGACGGACTAAACCTAATATCGCATACTCACCCAAGATATAAAGAGCAACAGAACCCTGCAACGAGGGGACGAATAGACAAACCTGTGGGAGTATTGACGGGTAAAAAAATAGAATTGTATAGTGCTGCCGACGCCACAGATGTGTTGGAGTACTTCATATATATACCTACTTTGAAAGCCGAACAAGTAGAAGACCACATTATAGAATATGTAATACTCAATACTGCGGCGAAGGTAATGGGTATTTATGGTAAAATAGACGGAATGAAGCTACTGCAAGAGCAGTTGGCTCAGAGCATAAAAATGATTGCAAGGTAATATGTCGAAGGTAAAACTAAACAAGAGGAATTATAAGATGTTCGCTAAATCGAATATCTTGAATGCTGCAAGCCCTGCACGCTCTACCTTGTATATCGGTTATGAGAAGAAAAACGAATATGTAGAGTTGCTGAATAGCTGTGCTCAGCTATATAATAACTTTCAAGAATTTAGAGATATGCGAGCAAGAGCTGTGCGATATCTTTTTGGCGACCAATGGGGAGACCCGATAGTAGACCCAGAGACAGGCAAAACCGTAAGAGAAGATACCTATATAAGACGACAGGGGCTAATACCTTTGAAAACCAACGTTATGAGAAAGTTGGTTAATAGTGTATTGGGGCTATATGCCAATAGTCAGAGTGAGCCTATAGTGGTAGCCAGAGATAGAGACGAGGCAAAAGCGAGCGAAATGATGACGGTAATGTTGCAGTATGTATGCGACATTAATTCATTCAAAGAGATAGACCGCAGAGGTCTTGAGGAGGCTCTTATAAGTGCTGTCTATGTGAGCAACGACCAATATATATGGGATAATGAAAGGGGCAGGTTCGAGGTGTATATGTCGAACGAGAACCCGAATAATGTGTTTTTCAATTCGTCGATGCTCGATGTGCGTATGAGAGATATTGACTTGATAGGAGTACTTCGGGACTATTCTTTTGACGAGCTAAAAAGCACCTTTGCGAGAAACAAAGAACAAGAGAAATATCTGTCGGAGTGTTATAGAAATGTGCTAAAATATGTCGACTACCGACAGTACAAAGAATTTTTCGATAATAAGACATTGAGGTCAAAAAACTTCTATATGCCGCAAGAGCCAAACAAATGCAGGGTAATAGAGGTGTGGAAGTTGGAGACTAAGGAACGTCTGAGAGTGCACGACACTTTGACCGGTGAATTGTATAAAGCTGAGTTGTCGGAGAAGTCGAGATTTGACCAAATAAATGCCGAGCGAATAGATGAACTTGTAGAGCTTGGAGGTGTAGCCGAAGAAGCGTTACTGATAGAGTATGAAGAATATTTTGATAGATATTGGTACTACCGGTATCTTACGCCTGACGGTACTTGTCTGAAAGAAGGCGAGACCCCATTTGCTCACAATAGCCACCCATTTGTGATAACGGCGTATCCGCTGATAGACGGTGAAATACACTCTAAGGTGTATGATGTGATAGACCAACAGAGGTATATCAATAGATATATTACGCAGAGAGATATTATCAACGGCGTATCAATGAAGGGGCTCGTGGTATACGACAAACAGGCAGCTGATAATGCAGGCACTAAACAGAACCAAATAGACAGAGCGATAGCTAAGCCCGGAGCAAGCATAGCAATGGATATGTCGAGAGGGCTACCCATACAACAGATAACGTCGAACACCAATGCGGGAGGCGATATGGCAATGGTGAATATGATGTTGGAGATGGTGAGCCAGATATTCGGTAGTAGTGCGGCTATGCGAGGAGAGAAGGCACAGCCGGGTACACCCGCAAGTCTGTACGCTCAGGAGGCGGAGAATAGCAACAACAATATATCGGATTTGATAGCGTGGTATAATAGTGCCAATAGTCGCAGATTTGTGAAGATATTGAAGCTTATACAACAGTATTATACAGAGCCGATGTATATCAATATAGCGGGTAAGAATTACAGCGAAGAGGCAAAATCTTTTGACCCGACAAAGATACAAAACATCGACTTCGATGTAACTGTTAGTAGAGGTCAGAACAGTCTTGCTTACAGAATGGAGAGCGAAAATATGTTGCAGTTCCTTGTGCAATCGGGACTACTGCAAAATATCGATATGGCGATATTCTATGCCGAGAATAGTCAGGCACAGTTTAGCCAGCAACTTGCAGAGAAGCTAAAACAATACAAAGAGACAATGCAACAGGCGGCAGAGGCACAGCAGCAAGCTATGGCTATGGCACAACAAGGCGGGCAGCCCGATATGCAAGAGCAAATGCAAGAGGCAGGACTTAATGTGGGAGTACCACAAGAGGAGGTAGGGCAATGAGTAGTAAGGTAGACAGTGCTAAGGCGATGGTGCATTTTTGGTATAAGACGAAAGATATATTCGATGAGGTATATAACAGAACATCGTGGATAGGCAAACATCGTCTTGACGGAGAAGGCAACAATATGATAGAGCCTATCAGTTTTAGTAAGGACGAAGCACATACTCTATACAAGCCGTTTCTGAAAGGTGCGGCAAGTGAGGTTTATATGGCGATAAGCTCGCATAATAACGATTTACCTCGAGACTATAGAACGTATGCAGTAGATAGCAATACTGACATCAACGATATAACCGATAGTAAAGATAGTGTATACTTTGCAATACAGAGCGACGGAGGCGACTTGCATTTGATGGAAGCCGTAGATACTGCTATATATGAAGCTATCATCAATTATATAATATGGAAGTGGTTGTTGATAAGCAATACCCCAGAAGCTCAAAAGGTGTATTTTCCTTTGTACAAAGATGCAATGGGGCAGATAAAAGACGGAGTGCGTAAGTTGGCGTGCTTTGCGATAGGACGAGTAACAAGACATATATATTAAAAATAAATTACGAATATGTTAGAAATCAAGAAACTTGGAGAAAAGACTATACGTATAGCAGATACGGCGACAGGACGGAGCTATACGGGAAGTGCAACGTATAAGGCGAGCAGTGTGGGCGGAGATACTGTCTGCTTGCAGTCGATATATGACGATAACGAGCCAGTGTTTGTGTCGAAGGTGTCTGATATTACAATAGACGGAGCGGCACAGGCGGATGTAAATGCGTGTATGGTAGCTCTCAACGCTTTCATCGGGTCTTTTGAGAGGGCAGCCGCTAATGGTGGCGGCGTAAGTCCCGTTTTGGGGGATTGGATAGTAAGGGTAAAAACCTCGACAACTCCAATCGAACTGACAGAAGCACAGGCGGATGAGTTGGGGGGGCTTTTGGAAATGTTGAGAATGTCGAGATATTTGTTTAGTGGAGGTAAGCTGTCGGGGCGAGTGGTGCTGAAAAAAGTAAGTAAGTTACTATCGGATGCCATTTATCTGTTTTCGAATAGCTTAATAGAGACTTTGGAGTTTCCTGAACTGACGGAAATACATCCTAACGGTAGCTTGTCTTTTGCGGCTATAAATTGTACGAGATTGAAAGAGATAGCTTTTCCAAAACTATCGAAATTCTCTATCGGCAATATATGGAGTGCTTTTGCCGATAGCCCTATTCTTGCAAAGGCGACAGTACATTCGGCATTCATTGCGGTACAGGTCGGGCAGTCTGTTGGAGCTTTGTATAGTGCTCCGAATATTACAGACTTAACTATCACGACGAAGATAACGGCGAACTCTGAACTGCGACACCAGAAAAATCTGTCGTCTGCGTCGGTATTGCACGTATTGCAACAGCTTGATACGGCTACAACAGGGAAGTATATTCAGTTTGGCGATATTAAGATAGCGGCGACTGACCCACTGAAAGCACAGATACAGGCGGCAATAGACGCACGGACAAATTGGACAATCACCGGTATAACATTGTTGTAAGACAAGACTATGAAGAAGCAAAATCAGGGACAATGTGAAGCCCCGAAGTGGTATGGAGCACCAACACCAGAGCGGATAAGGCTCGAAGAAGTGGCGGGCAAGTGGTGGTATTGCGAAGTATTGGGCATATACGCACACAACGGCTATCTTGCTACTTGTGAGTGTTCGACAGGTTGGGTGCTTGTACCGAACGCCGTGAAAGAGGCGGACGAGGCACGAAAACTGAAAGAAATGGAAGACGAATACAGTATAAAAGAAGAATATGATATAATAACTAACAAATAATTGATTACAAATGATTTACATTACTGATTTTAACGAATTGATTTACAGGTTTGTGCCACAGATGTTGATGTTTGTCGGATGCTTTTTGGCTGTTACAGTCTTCATTATAAGCGACTATTATAGTGGGACGGCTAAGGCACGTATGGCAGGTGAGAAGATATTGAGCGAGGGAATGCGACGTACGATTACTAAAGCAGTGAGGTATATCTCTGTGTTGTTCGGGTGCAATCTTATAGACCTTGTACAAATGCTTGCAATACACGTTATTAATATCGAAAACTACAAACACTTTTTTGTAGTACCTATCTTTTCGATAGTGGCGACGCTGTTCAATTGTTACGTCGAATATAAGTCTATTCGGGAGAGCTACGAGGACAAGCGTAAGCAATTTGAAAAAGAGGCTCTTACTGATATAGGTAAGGCTGTCGATTACATCATACAGAAGAAGCACGAATTAGAGAGTATAAACGATTGATTTTCTGTTTACAAAGAAAAGAAAAAACAATGGATAAAAAAGACTTAATGCCAAACATAAGCGAACATATAACGTATGCAGAGGCGACGGCGAGCAACAAGGCGAAGCAGCTCGGCGTATCGAACACGCCTAACGAGCGAGAACTAAAAGCAATGAAGCTACTTGCAGAAGCAGTATTTGAGCCTCTGCGTAAGTGGTACGGGAAGCCGATACAGGTAACAAGTTTTTTTCGTTCGGCAAAAATCAATAAGGCTATCGGCGGCGTACAAAGGGGAAACACTGTAAGCCAACACGCCAGAGGCGAAGCAGTAGATATAGACACGACGAGCGACAACAGGAAGCTATTCGACTATATCAAGGATAATCTGCCGTTTGACCAACTGATATGGGAGAATGGAGACGACAACGTCCCCGGCTGGATACACGTGAGCTATTCGGAAACACGCAACAGAAAGCAGGTATTGAGGGCGGTAAGGAAAAATGGCAAAACGGTCTATTTGCCGTATAAATGAGAGAGTAAACTATATGCAAGAAGACAAAGTAAACCATCCGAAGCACTACACAAATCACCCGAGCGGTATAGAGTGTATCGAAATAACACAGCATCACGATTTCTGTGTTGGCAATGCAATAAAATATCTTTAGCGAGCTGGAATAAAGGACACAACAACGGAGATAGAGGACTTGCGGAAGGCGATATGGTATATCGAAAGGAAGATACAATTAATTGAAACAAACAAATAAAAGCGAATAAGGAGATGAGAAGCATAATCTTTCATAATATTTTACTGATTTTTATTTGGGTCTGCATTACCCTGCAAGTAGGTTGTACGCCTGTAAAGCGTACGGCCTCGACCCAGATAAAAGAGAAAGCGGACTACTCGGAGATAACCAATGGGTTGAAGACGCAACGGACACAACTCGACAAGGTTACCGAGACGATGAGCAAGACGAAGGAGCAGATAGCCGAGTGGCTGAACGAAAACGTTAACTACGAGGAACAGAAGTACGACAGTCTCGGCAGGTTGATAGGCACGATAAAACAGACCACCACCCGCAACGGCGGTACTAATGTGGTAAAGCAAGGCGACACATACATATACGAGGGCGTAACAGTGCAGCAAGTGGATAGTATCGTATCGGCACAGATGAAGCGGTTGAGGTCTGAATTGGAGGCGAAGGTTACAAAGGAGGAAGAACCTCAATCTATTGGTGTGGTTGGCTACATTATGATATTCGTAATGCTCGCCCTTGTGGTGTTTTTAATCGTCTTGCCATATAGTATTTGGGATATGTACGGCAAGCCTAACCTTTGGCGAAAGTTCGTGAATTGGGTGCGAAGAGTGTTTAGGAGGAGGTAGAGGCTATGAAAGATGGCAGGTCGGTAAACATAGAGCTGAGAGGTATATCGAGGAATGGCAGTGCCGGAATGCAAACAGATGGATGTATGGATGAAATCATCAATCTGCGGCAGGAGGCGGGTACGTTACGACCTGTGGGAGCTTATTCGAGTCTGAATAGAGACGTAGATATGTCTGGCTACGATAAGGTATTTGTCCATACGACAGCGATATGGAAGAATTATCTTGGAGTGCGAGGAAAAGAACATAATTATAGCCTTGAATATTTTGCTATTGGCATAGAAAATAGCATATCTCCAATAACACCGCAGAATATAGGAGATTGCGGTAGTAACGATGTGGAGTTTAACCAAGCGGGTAATATAGCAGTATTGTGCGGAGAAAGCACATACTTCTGTCTGAGATATGATGTTAAGAGCAGGAAATATATTCGTATCACAAACGATTTCAACGGGCAGGCTGAAGACAGAATATTGCCGCCTAATTTGGATATACGGTTCAGGGTAGACCTTAATACATATACGCCTACGTATAGCAGCAAAGAAATTCCTGAGCCGATAATAACAGTATGTCAGACAGCAGAAGACGCACGGAAATCGTCGGAGGACGAACGGAAGGAATGTAGCAAACTGACAATGCAACGAATACTAAGGAAGGAGCGTGAAAAAGGGCGTCTAAAAGGGTTCTTTAAGTTAATATATGCATACGAGCTATTTGACGGCAGCCATATATTGCAGAGCCAACCTATACTAATGCCACAGGCTAACGACAAGTGTGTGAGATGGAGTAGTGGAAATTTGAACTATCTTACCGACGATGTGGTGTGGTATCAGAGTTTTTTATATGGTCTGGAAGCCGTTTGGAATGAGGTTTGCATACGGAATTATGGCTCTCAGGGATGGACGGAACACTATGAGGGCGACAATAACATATACTATCGTCCCGTAGCTCCCTCAAGGAGTATACCATATTCGTTGGCGCAAAAATTTGCTGGTATTGATTACACGCACAACCTATTCTGCTGCATAGGTTTGGATGATGAGCAACTGAAAAGAGATATGAGTCATTATACACATCTATGCGTAAGCTACTCGAATAGACTACAATATAAGATAAAGAGTGGTATATCGTCGGAATACAAAGATGTATTCAAAGGAGTATCGGTATTTATTACAAGGGAGGTGTACGGGTATGATACGGGTAGCAATTCTAACCGTTCTCACATAGAGGCAGACGATTATAAGGTTGAGAATTATATTTTCAATCCTAAGACGGACGTAGATATAATAAAGGAGCTGGAAGCTAATAGCGTATACTATAAGGTAGCGAACATATCTTTTGATAAGTTGCAATCGCCCACAAAAGAGTGGGTCGACATTGATTTGGGGACAGATAAGATATTGGCTAACTTGGAGGCACAAGATAGGCTGAGAGTATCGGAAGATGAACGAAAGAGTTATATGCCTAAAACATCGTTTACTTATAATGGCAGGCTGCATATAGCGGATTATCGTAATATTGCATTCAGAGGTTTTCCACTAAATTATTTTTACAACGAAGAGGGTAGAGGACAGTTCGAGACGAAAAGGAATATAATATGGCGACATAAAGTAGACAACGAGATACGAGACGAGTGGCGTGTTCGCAACTTTCCTATGATAAGTGTAGAGGTAGATATAGAGACCAATACGGACGATATTAAGGTAGTGAGATACGAGAAAGTACCTCTGCTTAGCAGAGGTATAACGGTGGACGACTCAACGATAGGAGTATTGGGTATCCTAAATGAAAACAATGGAGTGAGTACGTATTCACTCAATCCTATGGTATCGTATCCTGACGGTAGGGCTAAGAAAATAACAATCACAATACAAGACTGCAGAGATAGACAGAATTACCTAAAGAGACTTGTACTGCCACTGAAAGAGGATGAACTCAATAATTGTGCATACTACATATCGCCTGACCTAAAACCGATAGATATAACAGTTGACAAGGTTTGGAACAGTACTCCTCTAAAGTTACCTCAGAGTAATTTCGGAATGGATATCGAGCGTAATATGCTCAAGGTGAGTCAAACAGGTAATCCGCTATACTTTCCTCTATCGAATACATATAGGGTAGGCAGTGGAAGAATAATAAAGCTAATGTCGAATACGGTGTCTGTGGGTGAAGGTCAGACGGGAGCAGCTCCTCTGATGGTGTTTTGCAGTGATGGTATATGGGCGTTGATGGTAGACGCAAGCGGACAAGTGGCATACACAAACTCACGCCCGATAAGTAGAGATGTAATTAATGGTAGAGATAATGCCAAGAATGTACAGGGCGGTATAGTTTTCGCCACAGACAGAGGTCTTATGCTATTGAGCGGTGCTGAGGTAATGGAGATAGGCGAGACGGTAGAGGGCAGAGTATCTCGGCACTTTGAGAGTAGTCCGAGTGCAGAGAAGCTGTTGTATGCAAGAGAACTATACGATAACGAGAAAAGTGTGAGGCTGCTAAAATCTATAGACCTAACAGAGTTCAAGGATTATCTGAAAGATATACGTATGGGGTATAACTACAACAAGCAGGAGCTAATGGTGGCTAACCCAAATAAAGAATATTATTATGTATTGTCGGCAGTGGGTAGGTGGTACAAGCTGTCGGGTAAGATACGTTTCTTTGTGGAGGACTATCCAAAGACCTACGCCTGTATAGCCAATAAGTTGCTTAACGTTGGACGAGAAGAAGGCAAGACGGCAGAGACGGGCTTCGTTACAAGAGCTATGAGGCTTGGAGAACAGACATTCAAGAGACTGACACGTGTAATATTGCGTGGATGGTTTGGTGTAGAGCGAGAAAGTTGGGTAAACCATATAGATTGCCGAGATATAAATATGACACCTCGGACGGAAGACCGTATAGACCTGAGGCAACCAAGCATAAGGAGCATAAAACTAAAACCGAATAAATCGCAAATAACAGAGCTGTTCAACCCAGAAAAACAATCCAAGCGAATATCGAAGACATTGGACATATCGGTAGAAAGCAGCCTGAGGTACTCATACTCGGGAAAGGGCGACATAGAAGTAGAGGGTGAGCTATATTTTCCGAAAGAGCAATACCTAAACTTATTTGCTGAGGGTAGTAACAGTATAATAGAGGCGGCGGTAAAACTGAAATATGCCATATCGTCGTACAAAGATGGTTTCAAAAATCTTACTGTCAATGGTCTGGACAGACGTACATATACCATATATATAAACTATACCAACTGCGGAGAGGTAAATGAGGACAGAGTGGCGTTTCGGTCGTCGACGGGCGATGAATGGTATTCGGAATCGGGCAATGTGTATAATAACAACTTTGAGACAGTAAGTAAAAACTGGGAAAGGACAGGAGAAAAAATCATAAGGGTAGCCGACTTTGCTATGGGAAGTGCAGGTAATCCTTTAACGCAAGAGGTAGCCGCAATTCCTTACGTGAGATTCCCGATAAAGATGGTGATACCGCAAGGAGAGACTACCGTTCCCATATTCATAAAGGAGGGTAATGGTATATCTGTAGAAAGCGAGGGAGTAGAGGCTATGATAAATAGCGTTACCTTGTCGTATGATACCTATTATACTTTTCGTATTCCTCAAAGCAATAGTCTGACGAAAGAAGATAATGTCGGGGTAAAACGACTGTCTATAGATGACTTATCCAAGTCAATCGTTAGCGGACAAGACTGTATATTAGGAACTTTGCGACCCACTGCTCGAGAAAACCTATTGGCAGAGACAGGTAGTAGGGTATTGGGAGACTACGAGATTTATAACGTGATGTGGACACAAGGCACGCATACACTACCGTACATTACTCTGCTTGAAAATATGAAGACAGGTAAGTACTCAGAGACATACAAAGAGATAGATACTACTTTTTTGCTTGAAGCAGACAAAGCGTATGCTCTGAATACACTTGACAGCGACAGATATGTATTCTTCAATGACAAGGGCGACCACGATATAACATACTCTCGACTGGTGTCGAGTATAAGAAGAGGCGTATATCCTGATTACGATGAAAACGGGATAATACCTGAATATGTATATCTATCCAAGGGTAGATGTATAACAGTAATAAACGGATGGACGGGGAATAGTATCGGAGATGGTTTTGTATATACGGGTGAGACCGGCAGAGTGTCGAGCAAATATATACTTGAGATGACTCAATCGAATAACCCCAACAAGACACCAATACCATATATCAATAGCGGTTATATGTTGCGTATCAAGAATAATAGTAAAATATTGGTACAGACGGATAGCCAATCGTGGCGTATAATATTCAAAGAGCTACCATTGAATCAATCACACTTTGACATATCTGCCTCACAACTAATAAACAATATAACTTTAAAAAAGTATGAATTTATTTCGGACTACGATAAAGGTCATCCTATCTTTCTGAGAGAGGGGGCTACGAGATTGGTTACCCGAGAAGGCATTGTTTACGAGATAGATTATGTGGGAGATAGCCCTATACCGTATGATAAGCTAATTCAAAACTTAGAGGCGGGGAAATATGCTATCATATCACCGCAAACACAACGCTATGCAGGTCTATATGTATATGGAAGCTATGACGGCAAGCAATGGGCATTGCTCGGCAGAGTAGAGAGAACAGGAGAATTTAGAGACTTGGGGTGCTTGGTAGAGCGTAACGATTGCAAATATTACAAGATTATGTTTTTTGGCAACCTTAATGTTAACAGTGAAATAGATTATTTGGAAGTACAAGGCGGAGATACTTTGTATGGAGAAAAAATAAGATGACATTATGGAAGAAAAAGAAGTAAAGATTAAAAAGAAGACGGGACCGCCGAAAGGAGTAACGAACAATCCCAAAGGCAGACCAAAGGGAATACCAAACAAATTAACCAAAGAGAGCAAGGAAGTATTACTGCATATATTCGAGACTCTATCTGATGTGATAGTGTCTGAGTATCTAAACATAGATAAAGTGAAGAGTCTACCGCCAGAAGTACTGCTCGAATTTTATATAAAGATCATCCCATATCTAATACCCAAAGCAGAAACGAAGACGGAGGAAAAGAGCAATGTAAGTATACAGTTCGATAGATTGCTGACAAGTTTCGGGGTGCGGAGCGAACTACCTCAATAACCGGAGATAACTTGCCATACCGCTTTGTTCATTCTGTCTATAACGGAAAAATCTTTTTGGATATATCCCATAGTAACCTTATGTGCCGATGTGTGATTTAGAGCGAAAGCGACCTGCTCGGTAGAAAACTCACAGACGTTTTTAGCTATTGTAGCCCACGAGTGTCGGAAGACATAAGTGGTAACCTTAGGTAGATTGTATCGAGTACATACGGACAATAATCCTTTGTTTACGGCAGTAGAGAAGTAGTCGGGCGTATGGTATTGCTCGGCGAAGTTGAAGAGGTGATCCTTACCTTTATAGACTTCAAGTAAATATCGTATATGTTCGGGTATAGCAATCTCGATATAAGCCTTGTCGGGTCTTGTGTTTTTTGTTTTTGCACGGTTGTAGCATAGTTTGTCTCCTTTTAGACAAGAAGTATCCATCTTATAAAGGTCGACCGTATTGATGCCCGCCAGAGATATAATCATAAGACAGACATCGATAGCTAACTGTTCGCGGGTATATATTGGATTCGCGGACAAAATCTGTTTTATAACATCGGGACCTACTGCTCTGGGTTCGGGTACATCTACTTTGGGTATCTTTACTGCCCTGAATGGCTGATGTGGTATTTTTATAATATTCTTATCATAGTCGTTATATTCGAGACAGCCCTCCTCAAAGAGTTTCTGAATGCAGATAGGATACATATTCTTTGCCCGTTTAGTATGCGAAAGAGCATAGACCCACTTGCGGATGGTAGATGAGGTAATGTCGGAGAACATAATGTCGTTTTTACCTAAGAATAGACTTAACGACCTAATGGCAGTACGATAGTTTGCGACAGATTTATCTCTGTGTTCATTATACATTTTACCGATGTACCTATCGGCAAATTTAGAGAAAGATATTCCTTGCTTATCGGAGAGTAGCAGATTCTTGATCTCTTTTGCTGTCCAAGACTCCGTATTGTACTCGGCAAGTTTGGCAATATATTCTTTAATCTGCCCATAGCAGTTGGCTAATACGATATTGTCCGTAATCTCGTTTCGCTTATTTATGTTTGACTTATGTATTAAGTATGATGTCCTAATATAGTCGGTTGTCGAGCGAGCCGATATGCGAATATATACGGTGTTAAATTCCTTGTTGGTCCTTGTGACTGGAGTGAAAGTAGCCATATTGAGTTTGTAATTTATTTGTAATTTTTTTCGGTAAAAACAGCGAAATTATTTGCCCCTTTTTGACTACGCTAAAAAATGCGTCATAATAAAAAGCCCTGATAATAGGGCTTTCGGCGTTGTGTCCTCGCAGGGACTCGAACCCTGGACCCACTGATTAAGAGTCAGTTGCT